CCCGACCATATGGTAAACACCATATTCTGAAGCTACGCTACGAATAATTGCAATTTCAGTATTGTATACAATTTCAGGGTGCCTAGCTAATTCCCGAGCCGCGCTTCTTAAAACACTAATCATTATGTCTTTTTCCGAAGTAGTGCTGTCCCGGTAACAAAACAAAGATTTATAAATAGAATCTAGTTTAATTGGTGCTACGAAGCTATTAACTCTCTCTTCATAACGAAAATTTCTTTTGCAAAAATCCATCTCTTGAAACGTAATAAATTCGGTTGCGACTAAGTTCTTTTGAGCATCGGTGTATTTAATACCGTACTGCGTAAAAACTCGTTGTAAGGTGGCCATATTGTACCACAATAAACGCGAAGAACCTATAGAATCATCTCCGACAAACATCATGCGAACATTATCTCTAAAAGTACCATACACTTGCTTTTTCTGTGTAATAATCTCATGGAAAAAAGCTAACCTATGATAAATAGCATTATCAACGCCATTTATTGCTATGGTAACGGGAGATCCTGATAACATAAAGCCATCCATATGAACTAAAGTGCCATTCCATAAAACATATTTTGCTGATAAACTCATAACTAACAACTCTACCTTATCAGCTTCTTCGGCTCTATAGCCCATATCTAAAGCTAAGCGAGCAAATATCCAAGCCGTCGCTCTTTGTATTTGACCCGTTTGTCTAGCATCATAGCCACTAAAATCACCGGCAATACACATATCTTCACCATATTCTCTTATGTGAGATCCTAATTGATGCCATTCATCATTAGTACAATTAATCCCTTGTGCCATTTCGCACATAAAAGGAATATAGTACAAATTATTCAAAATAGGCAACAAATATTTGCGAATCACTATATTTAAAGGCAAAGAACAAGCGCAAAAAACCCTAACTTTATCTTTAGTCAATTTAGTGGGTTCATCTTTCAATGCTGTTTTAGATAACATTTCGGGAACACGACCGTTTTCCAATTCGTGTTCTATCCAGGCTATTGCTTCCGCGACATAAACTTCAGCTACATATTCTGGGCGCTCATCTTCTGAAGAAACGTTCTTAAAATGAATACCTTTCGGTGAATTAAGTCCCGGACCTGGAGAAGTTTTCATATCCATGCGTTTTATAAACTTTGAACCTGCAATTCCATTAATGGCTTCGTTCATAGTTAGAGGTTTAGCTTTTAAACCGAGCCTGTGAA